TTGATAATCCCAAGTAGCTATAAAAGAAAAGGCCCAACTCATTGAGAGTCAGGCCAATTCTTGGGTTGAGAGAGAATATATTTTTACTTCTTATAGAACACAATACCCGCAATTATACTAAATAATATCTTTTAGTATATTAACCTTGAGTATTTTTTAATGTGAATTAAGTACACTTTACCCAAGGTTTTTTCCCTGTCTTTTTAATGATTTTCCTTCAAGTCGTCTGGCCATTTCTGGCTGTACCGTCATACTGGAGGCATCTCTATCAACCCTTAGCCTTTCTTCCAGTCAAGAAGTGTATTATCATTAAGGGTTCCTCACTACTATTTGTAGGTTTACTACCCCTAAGGGGATCTGACTTTATACTCAAAGTGTCAAGAGTAGTATATCAGACCAGCCTTATATTAAAAGTAGCTTACAGGCTACTTTTTGAGTCTCAGGCCTAAGCCGTATTAACTCCTATGCATGGCATGCATGGGGACAAATATAAACAGCTGGTAGGAAATTACCAAATTATTCTGAGACTTTTTTTCTGTCCATGCTAGGATTCTTACAAAACCTCAACTTTTTATTACTTATAGTCCAGATTTCCCCATTATCCAGAGCACAAGTAAACAGCAAATCATGCTCTTGAGAATAGTCTATAACTAAAAAAGCATACCCTTCCATCTCATGCTCAATAGAGTAGATGGGAATCATAGGGTTAAGTTGCAGCATATGTAAATATAAAAATTTTTTTTATTTTTTTTGTGGAAATGAGAGGGTGATCCACCCCAAAAAACACTCCCCTACCTGACTTTGAACTAAAAACATCCCGTATTATGATTACGTACAAAAGTTTCAAAGAGAACATTGGAGTTAAATCTTTAAAATGGGGCAATTGCTCCAAAAAAGAGAAGAAACGTGCGGACGGTACACCTTATACATCACATCGTGCAATGGTTATATACGATGGGGTAAAGCTGTATAGTAGAAACGGATTACTCACGGAACAATTCGAGAAAATGAGTGACGAAGAACTCTTCGTATATTCAGGTACTATCGAAGAAACTGGAGAACCCGTTTTGTACTTGACGGACCGCACGGGCTTGACTGGCATTATTGAGAAATAATGTCTGCCCTTCGGGGTGGGTCTTTAACTTATACAAGTTACGACTCACCCCATTCTTTTCTCTTTCCACACAGCACGAAAAAAGTAAAATAAGGGGAATAGGGTCTTTCCTATCCTTAAATAAATGCATGCTCCATAATGGGAAAAATGCCTTGTTTTGCTTATTACTATAGCATTTTGAAAAGTTCGTTACATCATAAACACAAAAAAAACAATCATGGAATTATTTAAAATTATCAATTGTTTCGGTGAGCCTATAGGGCTTATTGGAACACGCAAGATCTTGCAATATAAATGCAAAGATCTTGAAAATAATCTTTACAGTATAATCCTACTGTAAAGATTACCCGACCTAAGCAAGTCATTAAACTGCTTACTTTTCTTATTATTAATGCACCATAACTCACTTCCCAAGGGTGAGCAGTTGTAATTAGTCGCATAATTAGCCATGTAGCTATTAAAATGAGGCGTTAAAACTTATAGTGATATAACTGACACTATGACTATTACAACTGAGTGCAGAGGGATAATATTCTTATTCTAACATCCTAGTTTAATTAACTGGTAAAACTTGTACTGATATACAGGTAATCCTATACTAGGTAGGTTCTTGATTCCACGCTAGTGACTTGCGTGTAATAAATTAAGACTGTCATATGAACATCTCTCTAAATTCCTTGGAAAAGGTTGCACCGCTTGTAGGCCATGGTGCGTAATGTAAAAACAACCTTCTGATGATCCTAAAAGGATTAGCCCTAGAAGCGGGGTTTAAGGTAGATATAATGCGAAGTGAAACTACCTTTCTTCAAAAACTTAATAACTTCCCAAAACACAAACAATCAAACAACAAAACTCATGAAAATCACTAACATTTATCAAGAAGACGGAATAATCTGTATGCAAGTAGAAGGCTTTGACCGCACTATATACATTGATAATCATGTAGATGCAAGAGCATTAGTTAAAGCATTTGAAGCTAATAAAAAGCCTCAACCTTGTAGTATTGAGCGTAAATTCATAGAACAAGAACTCAATGAAGCAGACTATTGGGATAATGATGATACACATCATCTCCTTCATGGCTGCTAATAAAGATGTGCACCTAATGCTGTATGAAAGTTCTGTCATAGTATAGCATTGGTAAAGACCAGCCACTGTAGATCCAAGGGTCGGTGTGGAGACAGAAAGCTTCAACCTGCTTAACACGGTCAGAAGGGGTAACCAAGCCCTTCATTTATTATTAAACTTAACTCAAAACTCTATAAAACTCTATGAAAATCTTCAAATCAATTACAGCATTCATGCTATGTTGGACAATCATAGCATTTATTACAGCTCTCATCATCAGTTTTGTCTTTATAGTAGATTATGTAGAAGTAGTACATAATCCTCTATACATAGTACTTATGATATTTGCAAACTCCACTATTAGTGGAATAGTAGCAGATCAAGTTTATACTGACATAACATGCTAGTACTGTTAGGAATACTCGCAATAATTAGTTTATTAGGGTTTACAAAAGAGTTTGTAGACCCTAAACTCTAATTAAATGATTCTGTAGCTCAGCTGGATAGAGCAACTGCCTTCTAAGCAGTAGGCCAATGGTTCAAATCCATTCAGAATCACATAGTTCAAACCACATCAAACCACATCAACCTCATGAAAATCAAGAAACACTCACCAAAATTACTTGCTTTGCTGTACTTTGTACAGCAAGCACCAAAAGACAGGAACTATAATCCTGTAGTAGAAATTATAGATACGGATAGGCTTGGATTCTTTTATGCATTTAAAAACTGAGCATATGAGAATCATAACAGGTGTATGCCTTATGCTTACTAGTATGGTAGGCATAATGGCTATCTTCCAGCATTTCAACATACCACTGCATTTTGCAGGAGGTGTATCCATAGGGGCTATATTATATGGCATTTATACAGGTTTATGGTATAAAGACCTATCTAATATGGAGCAAGAATATCAAAAGAATATTATGCACGAAGACAGAATACCAGTAATAGGTGCTAAACCTATAGACTGGGATGAGTATCGTGACATTCCAAAGCTTGATATAAACAGTCCATTAACATTTGACAGAAATAAAATTGGTTATTTATACGAACCTAACAAACCACTAACATGAAAAAACTATTAATTGGGGTTCTTTTTATAGTTTCTTTGACAAGTAGTAGCCAAGCACAAGTAATGCTTGGCTACTCTGTTAAGGACGTAAAGAACATCCTAGACGAAGAAGGTTATATAGTTAAAACAGGCTATACAACTGATGATAATATATTCTATATAACAGCATACGATAATTTGCTTTACAGAATATACTATTTCAGCTCAGAAAATGAATGTAAGAGTTATATCCTGTTTATTGACGACACAAAAGAGGCATTAATAAAGTATCTTATAGACCAAGATTACTATAAAGTCGGAGATACATTCTATAATGCCAAGTACAAGGTTACCATCAATTATAATTCAGATATAGAACTTCATTATTACACATGGACATTTAAATAACCCTTAATCAAACCAAACAACTCATGTCACACTATCAAAGATGGTCCACACAGGACAAAACAGACCTTAAAGCCTTGACTACCAAGGCAGAAATTAAAAAGTATGCCAAAGAAAAAGAGCGTACAGTATCAGCTGTATGCAATGCAATTCGCAGGTATGCAAGCAATGCAGTTCCACAGAGCAACAAATCTGTTGTTAAGCCTAGTACATTGACACTTCATAATCACAAATTAGTATTCAATAACTACAAATCAGTAGTTGTAGAAAATAACTCTATTATAATAGAATTCTGACATGACTGAAGACCAAATATTAATGCGTTGGAACGGAATTCCAATAGCTCGTATTAATGATGGTTATAAGCAGAAGATTCTGAGGAAGATAGAACAACAACCACTTATTAAATGGTATGGGTACTCAGCCAGCCAATGGCGAGACGCATTTGCAGCAAAAGAAAAAGCAGAAAAAGAATGTCATGAAAACAATCTAAAGTCTGCACAAGAACTTGCTCAAATTAGGCGTAGAAAAGAGTATGTAACCCATCGTGCTGCATACAAACTTCTTGAAGGTATATGCAAATATGCAGAAATAGCATAATAAATACCTAAAAAACAATCCAGTATACATGCTGCAGAATGTATACAAATCTGTAATTCAATTAATTAACAACTAACTCATTAAAAAACAAAAATCATGACAACTTCAGTAAAAGTAACAACTTGCAAAAATGACTCAACTGCAATCATTGGAGTATCTTCTAATAACCCAGACTTTGGCTACATCCGTGTAGAAGAGAATGGAGGCCTTTCCTTTGGGAATGGCGGCTGGCTTAATAGCAACACAAAAACAGCTCTTATTAAGGGTAAAGTAAAAGACCTTCAAACATTTGTAACTAAGAACAATGTTTCAGTAGGCTATGAAATCCCTGGTAAGATTGTAATCATGGAACAGACTACTCCGTTCTATGAAGGACAACAGCCTAAGCGTGCAGGTGCAGATGGTGAAGTATTGTATTCTACTGATAATCAGGGAGTACGTCACGCAATTTACCGTCAGACAGAGTTTACTATGGACTCAAACCGTCAGGATGTACTTGTTAAACACGATAATGTATTGTCTAGTGCAGCCAAAGTAATGGTGCAGAATGACATTGCAATTAAGTAATACATAGTTTGGGGTTAGAATAGGGGGAGTCAGGAAACTGGCTCTCCCTTTCTATTTATTACTAAAAACTGTAAAAATGGGAACAAAAACACATTTATTTAATATTGAGAACCTTGAAACAGGGGAAAGTGTAGACATGTGGATGGACATACAAGTAGAATATTGTCCAGGAGATGATGTAACAGCACCTGCCACAAGCACCAAGATAGCCAATTGGGGCACATGTCTTGAAGATTCACAACCTGATTGGGTAAAATACTCAATGTTGGAAAATGAATTAAAATATGTAGATTTGTCTGACATTCTAGACGAAGAATATGACTGATAAAATTAAACTCCTAAGTATGCTGGCTACATTAGTCGGCATAGGCTACTTCTTATTCCTTTGGCTAAAACCTGCTGACGTAGTGATTAATGATGATAACTATGCAAGCATGATGAAAGTAGACAGTTTGGAACTTGTAATAGCTACATATGCTGACAAACAAGCCATTCTGGATAATGAAATTTACAAACTCAATGATTCAATTGCCTACTTGAATGCTCTTATAGCATACAATGATGGACAACTTGCAGACCTCAAAAAGAAAAGAAATGTTAAAAGTCTTAACATCAGCAGGTTTAGTACTGCTGACATTAAAAAGTATTGGTCAGATAGATACAAAGACTCAATACAATCCAAATAAGGATAGCCTTGTAACTATTCCTAAGCAAATAGCTGTATGGATGATACAAGATATAGAGAAGGCGCAGAGCTATGCAGAAGAAATTAAGCTCCTGAGTAGTAATATAGAGTATAAGACTGATATTATTCAGAAGCAGGACACTATCATATCTATTCAAAAATCCAAGATTCAGCTTAAGAACCAGGAGATAGATAATTATTTGGAAATAGTCAATGAGCAGGAATTTCAGATTATAAATCTCAATAAGTCTGTAGCAAAACAGACTAAGAGAAAAAGATTCTGGAGGGCTACTGCATTCATAGGCTCAGCATTAGTAGGTTTAGCAGTACACTATCATTGGAAAAATGGTAATTCATGGCAAGATTAATATTATGTCTTATTCTACTTAGCAGTTGTGGAGAGTATGCATCAGATGCTACAAGGCCTGACCTACAACACAAGGCTAAGAAAGAACAAAGAAGCAGATTATTACAGTACGGAGATAATTAAGAAATGGTGGAGAAATCCACCATTTTAGTTTAAAACCCTTACATATGGACAAACTGAAAGAACTTAAAGAAACTATACAAACTATACAGAAATATAGTCAAGAGGTAGTAAATGCAAAAGGTGCATTAAAGAGAGACAGGATACTTGCACAAGGTGCAGTATATGCTTATGACAGAATACTGTATTATATTAAAAAACTTGAAGAAAACACCGACACACCATGAAAAAACAGACAGCAGTTGAATGGTTTATTGAACAAATTGAATCTGGTAAAATAGAGATTGTATATTCTAATAAAATACATTCAATTAAATGTATTACTGAAATAAGCAACCAAGCCCTCGCAATGGAGAAGGAGCAGCTTGAAGAAGCAAAAAGCGAAGGATATGAATTTGCTACACAGGAAGCAATTAAAGAAATTCACAAAAACTATAAACCAATATAAACCATGAACCACAACACATTAACACCAACCGAAACTCCACACGAAGTGGCAATTAAAATACCTTCTAACCAATACTTACTTCAGGAGTATAAGATTGAGATTGAATTTATGGCACGAGGCTGTGTTATTAAAGTAGGCTGCAAGCAAATCCCATTTGAAAGTGTAGAAGAGGCTATGAATAAACTCAACGAGTATGTCAAGAATCCTTGTGACGTGCAGCAAAAATGGAGGGAACTGTTAGGATGAAGACCGCACTACAACAACTTATCGAGTGGGGTGACCAGATGATGGCAGAGCATCCACTTAAAGTTCTTTCATTCGCAGAAGCCATAGACAAGGCTGCAGAGTTGCTTGAATTGGAGAAGGAGCAGATAATAAAAGCTGCTTGTTATGAGCCTTTTATGGGTGATCTGCCTAAATCAGAAGGAGAACATTATTACAACAAAACATATGGCAGACATAACTAAATGTAAGGGCACAGGATGCCCAGTAAAAGCAAGATGTTATAGGTTTTATTGTGCAGAGTCATCAAGTAACTGGCAGTCATGGTTTGTTACACCACCCATAAAAGACGGTAAATGTGATTATTATAAAGGTAAAGAGGAAAAAGACATGTGGATAGAAATTAAACTAAATTTGCCAGATGGAAGCAACTCTGAAATTCAACCTTGATGACCCTGAAGATGTAATGGCACACAAAAGATGTGTAAAAGCATTAGAAATGGCTCTATTATTATGGCAGATAAAGATAAAACTTGATTTGCCTGAGAAAGAAGCTGAGCAATTAGATGCCTTATTCTATGAGTACAACATTAACCTAGATGAACTTATGATGTAATGCAAAGAGTAATTAGAAAGACATTTACAATCAGACCGAGTGGCAGGAGTACAGATTATATATCACCAAGCTTTGGCTTTGGCTGTCTATATAACTGCTCTTACTGCTATATGAAACGCCACAAGCCTGAAGGATTAGACATAGCAGATAATGTAATGGATATACTCACTGAGATTAATAACCATGCATTCTTTGATACTACAGAAAAGCCTAATCAGACACATGAGAAATACATAACATACGATATAAGCTGTAATGAGGATTTTGCATTACACGCAAAGTATCATGATTGGATTAGAATCTTTGAATTCTTCAAAGACCATCCAATAGCCTTTGGTTCATTCGCCACCAAGTATGTAAATCCTCTGTTGTTAAAATACAATCCTGAACGTAAAGTCAGGATTAGGTTTAGTCTAATGCCTCAGGAATACAGCACATTGTTAGAGCCTAATACAAGTAAGATACTTGACAGGATTCTAGCAATAGACAGATTTATTGACGCAGGATATGATGTGCACATAAACTTCAGCCCTGTAATTGTACACCCAGGATGGCTTGAGAAATACAAGGAACTGTTTGAGCTTGTAGACAAGAATGTACAATACAAGGATGTAGTAAAAGCAGAAGTCATATTCCTGACTCACAATGAGACAAAGCATAAGTACAATGTACAACACGGGTTAACAGGAGAAGAACTTATCTGGAAACCTGGATTACAGGAAACCAAGACAAGTCAGTATGGAGGAGAGAACCTACGCTATGCAGTAAAACTGAAGTCTAAATACATAGATGACTTTAAAGCATTGCATAAAGAAATTATTCCTTGGAACACAATTAGATACATATTCTGATGGCTAAAAACATGGTGGTATTGTATGATTATTTATTTCATTACAATCCGTACAGACAAAAATGGTTTGCTATGCTAAGGGAACAAAAAGAAGCCTATTTCAACGGTGAGTTGAATATAGACACACTCCCTAAAAGCAAGAATTTCTATTCACTAATCAAAGAATTAACAACTGTAAAAGAAGAAGAGGATGATATACTTCATAGGGGCTCCTGGATTGATCCAGACAGAGTTATATGAATTGTCAACCACAACACAATGCGAAGAGTGGCTTAAAACACTTACAGAGGTAAATGTAGACACAGAGACTGAAGGTCAATTCAATCATCATAATAAGATATTGATGCTTCAGATGAACTGGGAAGATATTACCTATGTAATAGATTGCAGGACTACAGATATTTCTTTTGTAAAACCATATCTTGAATCCATACTTGTAACAGGTCAAAACCTCAAGTTTGACTATAAATATCTAAAGTTCTATGGTATAGAACTTGACAATATTTATGATACTATGTTGGCAGAAGCTTGTCTTACCAATGGCTATGAGGTAAGAAGCTTAGGTCTAGCACATCTAGCTGAGAAATATACAAGCAAGAAGTTAGACAAAACAACAAGAGGACAGTTTTCTCATCTTTCTGGAGAACCATTTACAGAACAACAGATTGTATATGGCGTAGGAGATGTTACATGTCTTACTGAAATTAAAACCAAGCAATTACTTAAAATCAAAGAGAAAGGCATAGAAGGTTGGGTTCAGAATGAATTCAACGCATGTCTAGCTCTTGCAGATATTGAGTATAATGGCATGGGATTCAGTCAAGAGATGTGGCTGGATTTGGCAAGTAAAGCCAAGTTCAATGAGAAAGACTATACGGATAAATTGGATGAACTTGTAAGACAAGAACCTAAACTACAAGGTTTTGTCAAGACCAAGGTACAAGCCAATATGTTCGCAGGTATAGAAGATGGATATGAACATGAAAGAAATGTAAGCATCTTGTGGTCAAGCCCCAGTCAAGTAGACAGGGTATTCAAAGCATTAGGATTGAATTTGGAAAGTACTTCTGAGAGATTCTTGGCTAAGTATCAGTACAAATATCCACTTGTGAAGCAATTCATTGATTACAAAAAACAACAAAAACTTGTAAGTACATATGGTGAAGACTTCCTTAAGTATGTAAACCCCTATACACATAGGATACATACTTCATTCTGGCAAATAGCAGACACAAGTCGTGTCACTTCAGGTTCTCCTGAAGAAAGAGCTCCAAACATGCAGAACATACCAGCTAAAATAGAATACAGAAATTGTTTTATAGCAAGACCTGGATTCAAGATGGTAAGCTGTGACTTCTCAGGCCAGGAGCTAAGGCTATGTGCAGAAGGTAGTCAGGAACCACTATGGCTTGACGCATTTAACAATGGTAAGGACTTACATTCTGAAGTAGCTTCTATGGTATTTAAAGTACCATTAGATAAAGTCAGAGATAAACCTGAATTCTTACGTGGTAAATCTTATCGTGATGCTGCTAAAACTGTAAACTTCGGATTAATTTATGGCATGTCTAAATTTAAACTTGCTGATACACTTAACATTGAAGTCAAGGATGCAGACAAGATTATCAAGGACTACTTCAGAACAACTGCCAAACTCAATGTATATCTTGACAAATGCCGTAAGTATGGTATGAAAAATGGCTTTATCAGGTCTTTTAAACCTTATTCTATCATAAGACACTTTCCAAAGTGGATAGATATAAAGGACAAAGAAGACTTTAAAGCAGTAGGTGAGATAGAACGGGCTAGTATGAATACTCCAATTCAAGGCTCAGGTGCACAAATGACTAAA